TTACGGGCAATTCACGTTCTGGTTTTTTTGTTAAATCCTCTGCCGGTTCTAACTCAACCTTGGTGAGCACTATATCGGCAGTAGGACTGTGTATAATCATTAAGCTTTTTCCATCTAATGATTTTATTTTCACCAGAGACGTCCCCCATTCTTCTACAATTCCTTCTACCAAGGTTCCAATACGCAAAAGACACTTTACTTTTTGTCCTACTTCTATCATACAATCCTCTTTAAAACTTCTTTATCAAACCCTTGTGTCGTCATTTGATTGGTTGCTTCTGCTACATTTTCTGGCAAAGGATCCATTTGTAAAACGAATGCCAAATCACCATAAGTATTTATGTTTAGACTGGCTACATTTTTCAAGATATCTCTATATGTTGCTGGTAACGGAGTAGAACGATCAACATTCAAACTCTTTTGTCCTGCTAACAATACATTCATCTTATAAGGGATAACAACTTCTTCTTTAGTTATGAATGAAATAGAACGTGGCCTATACTTTTTGCCCACCACTAAATTAGCAAATGCCCAATCAATATAGTCTTTCAATATTTTAGGATTGGCCGACAGTTTAGCTGCTAAGGTATTAATTTGCCACACCTCAAAACATTTAGTGGGACTTTGATTATTGAATTTCCAAGAATAATCAGTCCCTAATGTTTCTTTATATTTCTTACAGAAATAACCAAGAAGGTGGGCTACTTTCCATTGTGCTATATCTAAAGTTTCAATTTCAGCAAACTTTTCAAAAAACTTTTTATACTTCTCATTAGGTATTGGATTAAGATCTCCACCATCATTATTTGTCATGCTTCTTCATCCTTAAACATCTTTTACATGTTGTAAAGCGCCACAGTGGAGAAATATTAGTACCAGATCTATTATTACAAATGCTATGAGCGCCTATAGTAATTGGAGATGTGAAAAATCCTTCTAATACTTTCCATCTTGCTTTATGAATTATCTTTTTCTTGTCCATGTTTCTTGCTACCTTTTCTAGGCTTCTTTACTTCAGTAGGCCATGAAACATCAAATCCATCTTCTGATGTATAAATTCTAAATCTAGTTCTAGAATGATTATCTAAATATGGCGCCTGATCTGCAAAATCAATAATAACGGCAAATTTCTTGCCAGGATACTTACGAATAACTCTTCCTACTCTTTGTAATGCCTTCACAGTAGATTTACCGCCGCATGCAATTACTAATCCAGAAAGACTTGGAATATCAACCCCAATATCAAAGATACGAGAAGCTAAGACACAATCTATCTTATGCTCCATCAAATCTTTCTTAACCTTCTCTCGCTCTTCTTTACTATTAGAGCCGTCCAATATAGCACAATTCAAGTGATTTTTAAAGACATCATATAAAATCTTACCATGCTTAAGACTACTAAACAAAACTAATGTTTGATATCCTTTTGCTACCAACGCTTTAGCGCCCTCTAGAACTAATCCATTACGAACATCATTCTCTACAACATACTTTTTATAGATAGATGGGTATACTCTTTCTAATTCATATGGGTAAGGAGGTGTTACGCGAAAACGAATAATAGCCTGAGCTAAATATCCTTCTTTAATTAAGCGGGAGGCAGCAATATTAACAATATATTTACCTAAGATAGATTCTATTAGTAAATCAGCCCCATCATCACGCCAAGGGCTACCACTTAAACCATAAATATGTTCAGCAGTAGATTTCTTAAAGACTTGTTGAATAGTTTCACAGGCGGACATATGGCATTCATCAATAATATGAAGCTTAGATTCTTTCATCATTTTAAGGATATTGACATACTTATTTTCACTAACTGCTTCTTCATCATCGTCAGAGTCTAATAGAATATCTTTCTTCTTTATGCCAATTGCTTGGCCAATAGTCCAAATGCTGGCGATATTGATATTATGAATTTCACATTTACCATCACCAATAATGCCAATTGGTTCATCAAAAATAGAAGAAAAGAAATCATGAAATTGATAAAGTAAATCTTTTCCGATTACATAGATGATTGTTTTTTTTCCTAATTTAGCCGTAATAAGTCCGGCAATTAAGCTCTTGCCACCGCCCGTTGCTACTTTAATAATTCCTCGATCATTTTTGTCAATGACATCCAGAATTTCCATCTGATATGGGTAGGGTTCCTTGCCAATCTTTTTTAAATTGTCCAGTATGTTGATCTCTGTACCTACTGATTTAGCAGGTCGTTTATCGACAATAGTAATCTCTTTGTTGGCGGCTTGATAGAAATCCTTAACTCTATCGACTAAGCCGGTAGCAAATTGTAAGGTAGGAGTTAGGAGTTTCTTAAAACCATCCCATTTGACGAAATCACCATCACGATTGAGATAGCCACGAAAAGCTGCCGTGTGCTCTGAGCCTTGTACAAAAAATGATAAATGTTTATCCAACGCCAAGATGTGTTCTACATCCGACTCTTCGATAATTTGAGAAGTGCTGCCCTTTATTATGATCTTAGCCATCAAGTATCATATATAACTGGCACCTTTTTCTCGACATTATTTCAACTTGCTAAAAATTCCTGTAATTGTTTGTAAAATAGTCGTCACCAAACTAGAGTTAGCTGGTGGAGGTGTTGGCGCAGCCGGCCCCATTGGCGTTACATTTGGATCTGGTGAAATAAGAACTTCTTGCGGAACAGCTGGCATTGGAACTGGCACAGCAGCAGTTGTTGTTCCCCACAAAGATAAATCTTTAGCATAGTCTCCATCTACTGGGGCGCCATTAGGAATATGTTGAGCATTAAGTCCAGTTCCACCAGAATATTGCCACATAGCCCAATCTGTCCAAGGAGCAGGTATAGAAGGAGATTGTTCATAACTAGCAATCCATAAAGGATATTGAGCAAGCTGTGGGTCTAAATGAATAGCGGCGGCCCAATATGGATAAGTATAAACACATGGCTTAACTCCGCCACCTAAAGCAGTATATTCTTCCAGATATGTTACCATCCATTGATTTAATTGAGATGGAGAACATCCCCACTTAGCAAAATCTTGTGGTGCTGGCCATTCACAATCTATACAGGCCAATTCGCCTTGTGCAGATTTAAAATGCATTTGAGCCTGTACTTTAGGATCATGTGTTGGTTGAGATGGGGTGACTGGTAAAGGATAAATAAAATGATACGCCATCACCTTTAATCCAGCCGCTTTAGCCGCTGCAATATTATGTGTGTATAAATTATCTGTTCCACTATTACCAACGCCACATCGACAAATAACAAATTGAACGCCTGTTGCTGCTACAGCGGCAAAATCTACATTACCTTGAACAGTTGAAATATCAATACCTTTAATATAATTACTCATTTTGCTTCCTCAAAAAGAAGCAAAATTATGCCTATTATCTTGGATTAAACCTTTGACCAGGGGTCACTGATTCTAAACTAGACCTAATACCAACAGCTGGAACTTCCGTAGGGATAATTGGTTTTTCAATAACACCATGTTTTTTAATTTGCCTAATAGCTTGAATTGATTCTGCTTTTAAAGACGCAGGTCCAAAAAAAGCTTGCATTTCACCGACTGGCATTAAAACAACAACACCTTTAACGATAGGCATCATAAGACCTTCAATCCAAACACCGCCAACTAAAACTTCTACTTCGTGTTTAATAAAGTGTTTTAGAATATCAAGTTCCATTATATGCCCTTTAGAAGACTCATACTTTTTCTATCTGACATTTTGTCACAACTATCAGAATCTTCTTCATCTTCATTATCCGGCACTGGAAATACTTCACGAATAGCAATAACGGCAGATTGAGCAATCATAGCTGCTCCATAATAAGAATAAGATCTAGGTTTAGGGGTAACAATTAATGTACTTCTACTATTATCAAATCTAAGCGTACCAACAAAACTAGATTTAACAGTATATACTTCTACTTCTTTACCATTCATATCTTGAATGATGCTTGTATTAAACATTATTATTTCCTGCAATAGTCACTATATTATCTACAGACATATAAACCGAACGTTCCTCAAAACCAGTTAACTCAATTATATTTGCATTTTTAGATTTCATTTTACTTCCTTCTATCCACAACCCCACCAACTAACTTACCAAAAGCTGATGACTTAGCCGCCATCTTTTCTTTTACTCGTTGAGCAGCAGAGATAGTTTCATTAGTACCAGTATCCAAATTCAAACTCAAATTACGTTGCTCATCTTTGCCCTTAACAGACTGTGTTAATTCTTGAGCGTCTTTCTTTAATTGAGTAACTCGTGATTCTGGCAAACCTAAGCCCGAAAACATACTATACACCTTAACAACTGGGTCAGGAGATTCTACTGTATAAATTCCTTTGAAAACTCCTTTAGGAGTTCCACATTGATCATTAATCATAGCCATAGCATAAGTAACAGAAGAACTTGGAATCTTAGCCCATACTTCTTTGTTAGCAGCAATAATAACGCCCACATATCGAGATTGTTTTAAATCAAAACCACCAGCTAACAAATTACCATTAAGGTTATTTACGACTGCTTCAGCAATGGCAGTATCTTCCACAAAGTTTTCTACTGTTAATTCACCATAAACAGTTAATCCTTCACCATCTGTAAAGAGCTTGGCCCATTCCATAGGATCTAATCCTTTAACAGCAGAAGGCATAGAAGATAAGGTATTGAAGATATCAATAGATTCTACAATAGCCTTATTAGCTACATTGTAGAAATCCATTTGGCCTATATCATGATAGATAGCTTCAATTTTAGCATTATCAACCACAATTAAGTTATTGACTTTTTTGCTTTGAGTTAGTTTGGCTAATTTGGATAAAGTTTCTAATGCGTTAGATTTAGTTTGTGCATCTTCTGTATCCATTGGTAAAACAGTCATGACGACTAATGGCTTGCCTAAACCTGCCATGATATCGACTAATGTTTCACAGGAACCAGCGCCGGAACCACCGCCTAAACTCAAACATAGTACATTGACTTGTGAGTTTTGTAGTCTTCCATTAATAAGTTGTAAGATTTCTCCACGATGAGCTTCAGCAGCAGCACGACCAATTTCCAATTCTTTGGCAGCCCCGCCTAAACCATGTTCCAATAACAATTTATTAGAATCTGGGATATCAATAAACTTTAAATCTTGAATAGCAGTATTAACAACTACTGTATCATAGCCAAGCTTATAAAAAGCTTCGGCTAATCTGGAGCCAGCTTGACCGGAACCTAGAATTCCTAATATGATACTCTTTTCTTTTCTTGACACAATCTTAGCTGCCATTTTATCCTCTTGTTGTTTCGCTTGGCTCTTGGCCTTAAGTGCAGCTAACTTAGCTGCCATCTCTGCATCTGCGGGTGCTTTAACTTCTGTATTGGATACGTCGTCTGTTACTGTTTCTGGCTGATTTTGTTCTGTTACTGATGTTGCGGGCATTCTTTCTCCTTGCGTCCTATTATATCACTTCCAAGTTTTTCCTGAAATGATATTACCAATAGTGACAGCCGTTACATTATATTTCTTTCCTAGAGCCACTTTTGTATATTTTCCAGTTTTCCAATCTTCTCGTATTTGAATAACTATTTCCAATGTAAGCTTAGCATGAGCATTATTTTCGCCTGCACATCTACCTTTTGATGACTTTCCAATAAGCGTTTTAGTTTCATCAGTATGTATTTTACCATAAAATGGATTTTTATCTCCCGACATTCTATCGCTCATTTTTTGCAATGCTTCTGTTGTATGTTTTTTACCAAACATTGGATTTTTTTCTCCAATTATACGTAAAGAAAGAATTTTTCTTTGTTCATCGGTTAATATTATTGGCCCATTTGGTCCGGATTTTTCATTATATCCAAATTGATCGTCATCAGAATTATAGAAATTTATCCAATAAACTTCTCTTTCACAACTTTTACTATAATTATCACAGGCTTCAAAAACTTCAAATGTAAAATGTTCATGTCCTAATTCTTTAATAGCTAAATGTATTTTTTGCATTACTTTAATTTTAGCAGGATCTAAAGATGCAGATACGTGTTGCCTTTTTCTGTATCCTGGTACTTTAGTTCTACCAACATAAATCTTGTCATTTAAGTCATTAGTTATTTTATATATGTAAAAATTTTCTTTAAAAGGAAAAACATAATTCATTTAAGAAACCATTGATTATCAGTATACCATCGAACTGTATCTTGTATTCCATCTTTAAATTTATAAGATGGTTTCCATCCAAGAGCACGAATTTTAGTAGTATCAACACTATATCTAAAATCATGTCCAGGACGCGGATCCGATATATGTGATATTAAATTATGCCCATATCCTATTGCATTGCAAACTGATTGAATGGTTTCTATATTGGTAAATTCTTGATTGGCTGAAATATTATAAACTTCATTGGGGACACCCTTATCAAGAATCAACATTAAAGCAGAACAATTATCTGCTACATATGTCCAATCTCTAATCTGTTTGCCAGCTCCGTAAATTGGTATATTCTCACCATTTAAAACACATTTTATAGCCTTCGGTACCAGCTTTTCGGGTAGCTGGCGGGGTCCATAGCAGTTAGAGCTTCGGGTAATGTTATAAATTAACCCATGCGTGTAGTGGGCCGCTTTTACCATGAGTTCCCCAGCCGCTTTGGAGGCTGAATAAGGGTTCCTTGGATTTAAGGGGGCCGTCTCTGGCCAAGAGGCTTCTTTTTCGTCAGTAAGCTGTCCATAGACTTCATCTGTGGAAATATAGATAAGCTTTTCCACCTTATGCTTAAGACAAGCATTGATAATGACTTGGGTCCCCAAGACATTAGAGGTAACGAAAGAATTAGGATCCTTTAATGAAGTATCAACAAAAGTCTCAGCTGCTCCATGGATAACAAT